ATTGATCAGTCCTCTTCCCAGACGACGTTGCAGAACCAGTGGTTTGTCGCCGGGTTGGACGCGCCCGCCGATGCCACGATTTGCACCAGCAGCGCTTGGTTCTGCCGCAGGATGAAGTCCTGCGTGTCCACCAGCGACGGCAAAATGTTGCTATCCACGCCAATGACCTGACCGACAACCGTGTGCATCCGCATGGTATACTGTTGCCAGATGGTCGTGCCTGCCGTTGAGGTGATGGCCGTTGCTACGCCGCCATCCGAAGCCGTGCCGCCCCGCACGATGGAGTTGGCGTTGGAAGCGTTGGCCGTGTCGAATTGCGCCTTTGACAGCACCGTGCCGCCGGTCGGGACCGCCGTTGCCCGCGAAGCCTTGACCTGCGGCATGACCGAAACCAGCACCGCTGTCGCGTCCATCTGCACGGTCAAGCGCCGTATCTTGATCAGCTTGGTCGCGTCGATGTTCTCAATGGTCAGCAGGTTCTGCGGAGTGGCCGCAGTTCCCAGCGTGCGGAACGATGATGCGGAGAAGTAGCCAGCCATTTACAGGTCCGTTCTCAGCCAAATCTGGCCGGTTGCTGGTGAACCTGGATCGCTTGTCCGGTTCTCAATTACGAATTGCAGCGTTTGTTGCTGCGCGAAGTCCAAGGACGCCACCGGGTTGGCGAAGGTGTCCAGCGTGTAAGCCTGCACCGTAGTGGCAAGGTCCGTTATGGTCGATGCCGCCTGCGTGTGGGCGTCTGGCGGAAAGGTCGCGGGCTTGCCGGATACTTCGGCCCAGTCCACCGCGCCGCTATCAATCGTCCAGACCGTGCCCGCTCCCGATACGGTGATATCGCCCTTGTCGCCGTCTGTCAGGCTGCCGCCTGGACTAGCGCCTGCGATGATGTCTTGCAGCAGCGCAATGCCGTCATAGGTCAGCGTGCCGCTGGGCAGAACATAGACAATCTCGCCCGAAACCTCCGCTGTCATGTCACCCTCACGTTCGCATCGGAATAAAACACCACGTCCGTCGCGTCGGTGCAGGACAGTTCCGGCGTGAAACTCTCACCGCGACCCAAGGCGTAGAAGTTGACCGTCTGCCCATAGTCGCCAAGCGTGCCAAGCGATCCGGTCTGGGTGCCTTCCCATGTCTGCCCGCCATCACGCGACCAGCGCAGCATCAGTTCAGCATCCCGCCCGATGTTGCTTTCACCGACCGAACAAAGCGCCTCGAACTCGGCCACCGAGAACTGCCGCCCTTCCATGTAAAGCGGCTTGCCACGCATCACGCGCAGCATCGGCAAGCCCCGGTCGGAATTGGTCCGGTCCAGTTCCACAACCGCGCCGAATGGGTCAACGCCAAGCCACATGCCGTAAGCCGTGGCCATTCTCTGCACGCCCCAGGCGTCACGGTTCACCCCCGACTGCCTGCGGTGCCATAGCTGCGTGGTCAGGTCATAGACCCATGCCGGGCGATCCGAAAACCGCACAACGCAGAACTTGTGGCCTCGGTCTTCGTAGTAGAACACCGCTTCCGCTTCGCCGTCGTTGATGTCGCTCTGCACCGCTGGCGTGGAGACCGGCATGACGCCCGAACCCGACAGAATGTAAGCCACCCCGTCATTGCCGACAAAGAAGATGCCGAACGCATCGCTTGCCAGCAGGTGATAGCCTTTCAGCCCGCGCCCTTGGTCAATCACGGTCAAACGGCGATATCTGGATGACCCCGAAACGCCCGTATTCCGCCAAACCTCGACGCATTCTGTCGTGAACAGGAAAACCTGCGCCCGATCCACCTCAACCCGCAGAATATTGCCGTCCCGCGATTCCGCCGTGGCAAAGTTCAGCCCGTCAAGCGTCGTGGGATCGGCAGTGTCCGACCATTGGAAGCGCCGACCGTTCAATTCCGTCAAAATCGTATCGTAATCGGAGAAAGCGACCGATCCGAAGTCGGAAAACGCGCCCGGCGTCGGGTTTGTCAGGCTTGCGCCGTCCCACACGCTGTAATCGCCGTTCGCCACCACGCAAACATTGGTCCCGTTGCCCGAAATCGTCGTTTCCAGGCTGTTTCCGACCGCGCCACGGTTGGCAATCGACCCGTCAGACATGACTTCGTAGAGGTTTCCAGCCGCCACCGCGTAAAACTTGCTGTTTGCCGTCGCTGCCGCCCGCACAAGGGGCTGTGAAAGGTCAGCGAATAGCACTTCACCCGGCACCGACCGCAAAGCAATGCGCGTTCTGGCATCGCCGGGGGCCTGCTCAGGGTAGACGTTGACCAGTTCTTCCGAAGATGCCGCGACGTTGCTTTCATCGCGCGCCGCTTGGGTGAAAAACGAATACTTAGCCATGTGCCCAATACACGCTTTCGCCGTCCACCGAGGCACCCAGCGCCTTGTTCAAGGCAATCTCTGCCCGCATCGGAATGCTTTGCTTGGCACCCTCCGACCCGTAGGCGTGGACCAGCCGCGATGCCAGTTGCAGCACAGCCACGTCCCACCATTCGCCGGGCAGGTCGATGTTGTCGTTGATGTCTACGTCCTCGAACTCGCGTTCATAGGTGATTTCCACCGTCTCGGTTGTGGCAGCCGAAAGCACCGGCCACACGTAGAACAGCGCGTCTTCCTTCTGCCGGTCGTAATAGTATTGCGTCGGCAGGCCGGTGGTCGTCTTGATGGGGAGTTGGTCGTATTCGTCGCGGGTCAGGCGGATCATCGGGATTTCAATCCCGTCGCGCTTGAACCGTGCCGACAGAATGCGGACCGGGCGTTCGGGCAGCAGCGAATAGCTTGCCGCCGTGGTCAGGGTGAGCGTCTGCGATGCCTTCAGGAACGAAGGCGCGGCGTCATCCAACTGCCATGATTTCATCAGCCGGTTCAGCACCCGCACGGCATGGGCCGACCGCGCTGCATTGGCCGCTTGTCCGATAGCGCCCACCTCAATGTCCAACAGGGCATCGGTGACAATATCGCGGACGGTCTGGGTGCCCGTTACAGCCATTTACAGGTCCTCGGGGGTAACTGTGCCAACGTCCACCGGATCAGGCTCAGGCCGCACCCACGGGGGCGCTTGCCGGTCGGCCACACCAGCGACGAAATCTTGTGGGTGGCGTTGTTCAAAGCATTCACCGCAGACACGCAGCCCCGTCCATTCCAGACGAAGCTGCGTGTTGCGGAAATTGAAGCCGCAGCGGTCACAGCACGCTTTCCACGTGCCCGCAACATATCCCGTGGCCTCGGTTCTCATGGGTTTTCCCTTCCATTTGGGCGCGGCGTGCGGTATTCTTTTCCGCTATGGAAAACACACACACCCAAGACGGTCAGCCCGTCACAATTCACACCCGCAACAAGCCGGGCATGTCTGTTTTTGTCGTGTTCGGTGATCTCGCCGGGAAGCCGTGCCATTGGACGGCAGAAGGTCGTTACCGTATGGACGGACAGGCCGACCATCGCGATCTGGTGTAGGCGGGCCGTTACAGCCCGCCTAATCTTAGTAACCGAACAGAACGATTTCGTAGATGCCAGCGGTGAAGGTCGCCGCCGTGGCCGTGCCGCTTGCCAGATAGAGATACGAGTTGGCAGCGGGGTAAGCGGTCAAGGCGCTGGTCAAGGAAAGCGTCCATGTGCCGCCGTTCAGCAGGATGGCCTGACCCGTCAGCGAGGTCACAGCCGCGTCTTCCACGCCCGTGGCGTCGGTGGCCGCGTAGAGGTCAACGTCAGCGTTCGACCCCGTGGGCACCTCAAGGCAGCGCATATAGCCCGCAAAGATGGTGCCGTTGTTCGCGGCGGTGATCTGGCCGAAGTGGCAGTTTGCCAGCCCGTTGCCGCCGATGATGTCAGCCGCAGTGCCGCCGCCGTTCAACCCGGTCAGGTCGATCAGAATGCGGGTTTCGATCAGGTCGCCCTGCTTCTTGACCGAATGCTTGACGATGGTGCCGGTGCCGGTGATGCCCGAGCCTTCGGCCATTGCGGCGGGAAGGTCTTGGGTCAGTAGTCCAGTTACCCGAACGTCGTTCTTGAAAGTCGTGCGCGCCATGATGTGTCTCCTGTCCTGGCGGTGTCAGCGATATGCTGTCAGGAAAGAGGCAGCACCATGCTGCCCCCGATGGTTACGCCGTGACGTGCTTGACGGCCCACATGACCGCTTGTTCAGCATTCGTCTTAGCAAGCGACAGTTCCCGGCTTCCGCCGATCTGGTCGCACTTGGCAATGAAGGCAGCCCCAAGGTCTTTCAGTTCGACCATCTGCTGCTTCTCGGCATCCGAAAGGACGCGGTAGGTATGGCGCACTGCGTTGTTTGCGGTGCGGTCGTCCGATGCGCTGTGAACGCTGGTCATCTATTCGGCCCTTTGTCCAATGTCAGGAAAACGGGGCGACCGTTAAGCCGCCCCGCCAGTTGTTATGCCGTCAGGGCTACACCCCCGGCGACGCATACGCTCCGCGCCAGTCAGCCCAACCAACGGAATACCGCTCGGTGGCCTTCATGCGGGCGTTTTCGGTGTCGAAGTCGTTGTCCTGCGTCATGGCAAGCGCCCGACGCTGGAACGACAGCAGACCTTCCGGGGCGTCCGTCTTGATGAAGAAAGCGTCATCATCCGACAGGTAGTCCCAGATTACGACGCCACCGGGCAGAAGGCCGAGGGCCTTCATTGCGTTGATGTCGTTGTTCGCCGTGCCCGACTGGTTGGTCGAAGACACGATGCGGGTTGCCTCAAACGACAGTGCCGACGGCACAATCAGCTTCTGGCCTTCCAACTGGATACGCAGGCCACGGTTGTCCGTAGCGCGGCGGATCAGGATCAGCAGGTCTTCCAGAGAAGCTTCCGACAGGTCAGCCGCGACGGCCAACTCGTTGGATTGACTGCCGTTCAGCGAAGGGTGCAGCGTCGAGAACAGTTCCACGCCGTCGCCGCCCGCAAAGGCTGCGGTAAAGCCACGGTTCAGAACGTTCGCGTGAACGTTTTCCTTCGTCTGACGCATCGAACGAGCCAGCTTGGCAGCCTTGCGGGTTGCAACGCTCTCATACTGGTTGTCGTCAATCGCCTCACGCGTGATGATGGACCCAAGGCCATACGTCACGTTGGTGAAGCGGGTCACATAGCCCTGGCTGTCAGTGTCGTAAGAGACCGAAGCCCCCTCCGCTTTCTGAGGCGCAAGGCCGAAGCCGGTTTCCTCGACAACTTCCTCGTAAGCCTTGTCGGAAGTCATCTTGTCGAAAACCATGTCGCAGACCATCGGTTTTTCCCGATAGGTCTTGCCGAAGAATGCCTTGACGCCGGGCCATAGGCTCTTCGGATGGGTGCCGGTAGTAACAACCATTGGTCAACCCTCCCTTAGAGGCCAACGACGCCAGAGGCGTTCGTATGGACGTTGATTTGAACGAGGAGTTTCGAGTTGGTCGAAGCCATATCGTTGTCCTCGCGGTTCACAAAGCCCCGGACCTTAAGCTGGAGCGTTGCTCCAACTGCGGGGGCAGTGGTCGTGCCGCTGTCGAGTTCCGCAGCCGAGCGCCCAGTGATGGTCGAACCGCTGTGGGTGTAGATCAGCGCGGCGTTCAGGCCGACGCTGGCAGGCGTGAACACGCCGTCCGACTGGATTTCGAACAGCAGTTCCGGGTCATCAGCGACCAGGGCAATGCGTTCGGTCGAGGCGGCGTTGTAGGTCAGGCTGTCCTGACGGCCCGCAAAGCCAACGATGACACCAGTGATAGCACCAGTGTTGACGGTGGCCTTGTTGATCGACTGGATCGCACCGACCGGGAAGTAACCGGCCCC